GTACCTCTGTCTTGCCATTCTATATATTGTCTTTTGTAATGACAAGGTACAACACTAATTTTATCAAACAATTCGTTTGTGACAGTGTTGATTATTTTGCCAGGCTCTGCGCCTTCGACATATTTACCATCTCTTTTGTTTACTTCTGGAGATAGTTGTCCCAAAATTTTTAGGAAAGGTAACGCAAGATCTTCCTGCGCTATATTTTGAGCACCTTGATTTGCATCAGCTTCAAACAAGTTGACTGCTAATGCTCCTTCTTTTTTCTCTGTTACTTGGTTCATGTTTATTTGTTCCTTTTTATTGTTGTTTTATTTCCAACGAACACGTTGAAAATTTCCGTTGGCATTGTTTTACCTGCCTCTAAACGCTCACGGACTAGCGCTTTGAGAGTCATGGGCTCAACCTTCAACTTTTGTGTTGGTTGATACCCACGCTCTTCTGCAAGAGCAGCATAATCAGCTGCCTTGTTATCCTCGTTACGACCGAATGATACGGATATCTCATTTTTGATTATATCACCCAAGCCATTTTCACGAAGCCAGTTAAATGCTTTCTCCCTGTTTGCTACAGAAATATTTGCACTGTAATTAGGTTTAACATCGACCGTAGAACCATCTGCTAATTTAAGATGTGATAGTCCCATTTCTGCCATCATGGTAGGAATTACCTCTCCAGATAAACGATCCTGTTCCTTTTTTAAATTTTTAAGATTGCTTTCACTAGTTTCTATCCTAGTGTTTAAACCCTCTAATAATTGTATTTGATCTGCTAGTGATTGTATACTTGCTGTTTTATCAACAAGATCTTGTTGGTCTTCTTCAAAGTTAATACTACTCATCTAATTTTCCTTTCTCGTATAAATCTATTTCAATGGAATAATATTTTCTTTCTTGTTTGTCCCATTTTAATAAGTTGTATTTGCCGTTAGTTATATCAGAAACTATAGAGCAAGCTACACCTATTATTGCAGGATCTCCTGTTAATAATAAATAATCTTTTTTTCTATAGTTAGCTAATTCTTTTCTTAATTTATATATTAATGGGCCTGGTGAAAAAATAATTTGTGAAAGCTCTGGTAATAAAAATTTAAATTTACCATAATGAGCTGCACCCATAATATTTATTTTAGGTCTGCCTTCTGCAGTTCCTGGAATTTCTTGAATGACATAAACAGTTGAAGAATCATTTAATCTTAAATCTTGATAACGTAAAAATTCTCCTTTGTCTTTAAAATCTTTTTCTTTCATGCTTGACAATATAGGTCTGAGTTGTTATCTTGTCAAGTAGAAAGAAGAAAAATTATGAACTATAAATTTAAAACAAAACCGTACAAGCATCAAATGACTGCTTTAGAAAAGTCATGGAACAGAGAAACTTATGCCTATTTTATGGAAATGGGTACAGGTAAAACAAAAGTGTTAATAGACAATTTAGCTATGCTTTATGATAAAGGCAAAGTTAATGGTGCTTTAATTATTGCACCTAAAGGTGTTGTAGGCACTTGGTATAATAATGAGCTTCCAACGCATTTACCTAATCATATTAACCATACTACTGTTTTATGGAAAGCTGCTATTACTAAAAAACAACAAGAAAAATTAAATACTTTGTTTGAAACTGGTGAAGGTTTACACATATTAATTATGAATGTAGAAGCTTTTAGTACAGACAAAGGTAAAAAATTTGCAGAAAAATTCTTGTCGTGCCATGATACAATGATGGCTATTGATGAATCTACATCTATTAAAAATCCTATGGCAAAAAGAACTAAAAATATTTTATCGTTAGCTTTTTCAACTAAATACAGAAGAATAATGACAGGTTCTCCTGTAACTAAAAACCCTTTAGATTTATTTAGTCAGTGTTATTTTTTAGATCCGTTTCATTTAAATCATGAATCTTATTATTCTTTTAGAATGCGTTATGCTGTTATGAAAACAGCAAATATTTCGGGAAGACAAATACAATTAGTTTCTGGTTTTAGAAATTTAGGTGAATTATCTGATAAATTACAACCTTTTTCATACCGTGTTTTAAAAGAAGATTGTTTAGATTTACCTGATAAAATTTTTATTAAACGTCAAATACAATTAACTCCAGATCAACGTAAATTATATGATCAAATGAAAAAAGAAGCTATGGCTATTCTTAAGGGTAAACAATCAACTACTGTTAATACTCTAACACAGCTTATGAGATTACAACAAATAACTTGTGGACATTTTACAGCCGATGATGGTGCAACACAACCCATTCCTAATAATAGAATTACAGAATTAATGAATGTATTAGAAGAAACAGAAGGCAAAGCTATTATATGGGCTCATTATCAATATGACATAAAAGAAATAATTAAAGCTGTAGTTAAAGAATATGGTCCGGGGTCCATTGTTGACTATTATGGATTAACACCACAAGAAGATAGACAACCCAATATTAAGCGTTTTCAGTCCGACCCTAAGTGCCGGTTTATGGTTGGAACGCCTTCTACGGGCGGCTATGGAATAACTTTAACGGCTGCAAACACCGTAATTTACTATTCTAATGGTTATGACTTAGAAAAGCGATTACAATCAGAAGACAGAGCACACAGAATCGGCCAAAAAAAATCCGTAACTTATGTTGACTTAATGGCGGACGATACAGTGGATGAGAAAATCGTACAAGCTCTACGAAAAAAAATAGATATAGCATCAGAAGTTTTAGGAGAAGAATTAAGGTCATGGATTTAATAGGATATATACGCGACGCGCGCTAAATTTTATTGTTGTTATTTAAGTTTAATGTGCATTCTATGCTTTTGTCCTCTACCCAGGTTACCAAAACATCTCTGTCTTTACCAGAGTTATTATTCATGTAATGTTCAAAACAATTGTTAGGTAGAAAGCAGGTTATTTTACCTTTTTCTGATTTTATTTTTTTATTTTGTCTTGGAAAGACTAACTCAGCATCTTCATTGTCCGTTAAATGAATTACTAATGATAATAATCTAGGATTAATTTTTCCGTTGTTTTTAGAAAATATCTCATCTGCATGATTGTAAAGTTTATCTCCAGCTTTGTATCTATGAAAAGCAAAACCACTGTCAGCTACAGGTATATTACTTAAATTATAAGCTAACATTATTTTGTTAAAATAATAATGCATGACTCTTTCTGAAACTAATTTCCACAAGTCTTTTATTTCTGGATGTTCTGGAAATTGTACAGTGTTTCCCTCTCTGTTTAATTCAGAATTCATTTTGTTTTTTTGAATTAACGCACCACATCTAGATGAGAATTCATTACACTCTGCGTCTGTAAAACATTTTTGTATTTCTAAAAACATTATATTTTTTTATACCAAGTGGCTACTGTATACCTTACATTATTTTTAACTTCTTTCACACCATGCTTATAATAAGTGCCATCAAAAAGTAAAAGCCTACCTTTTTTAGGTTTAAAAATGGTGCCATCCTCATAGTTTGTTTGACCACCTTCATAGTCATCATTTAAATAAAGTATAGATGACAAAGTAATGTTTGGTTGAGATTGGTCATGATGATGTAGTTGAAAAGCACCTACAGGCCACTTAACAATTTGCATCCAATTTATTTGGTTATCTCCAAATAATTTTGCTGTTGCATTTAATCGATCAACAAGTTCAGGAAATTTATCATAACCTTCTTTAAATTTTAATGGATATATCATACCGTGTTTAACAGACAATCTTTCTTCATTGTCTTTATAATATTGTACTAACTCATCGCATTCTTGATGCGACAAGTAACTGTCTAAGATACAAGTTATCACACTAAGTCTACGGCTCTGCCTGTGATAGGTTTGTATTTTGTTTTTTTATCTTCTCTGTATGCTCTCATATATTGCGCTCTTCTTTGAAACGGTACATAACTTGCGTGAATCCACCCGCTGTTAGGTTCACCCGGAGTGTAGAACTCGAGGATGAGCTGGTCTGTTTCACAATTTTTGTAAACCCAATCAGCTACCTCAGCATTGTCTACTCCAACACATTCGAAGTCAACGGCCTCAGCTTTGGCATGCTGCGAATTTAAACTGCTGCCTATAGCAACACACAGCTCAGGGCTTCGATAGCCCGAGGTTACCTTTACTCTACCAAAATGGTCACGTACGGGTTGTAAAACTTTTTCACAAAGTGTTTTTAATTTATCTATTTGATCTGCATTAGGTTCGTTATCAATACCTTTTCTAATTGCAGTATCTGATTTAGTTAATTCCTGAAGGGAAAAATTAGGTGTAAGTTTCATGCTATGTCTGTTAGTAAAACTAATAGTACGGCGCCCATACCTCCGACTATCCAATATTCTAATCGTTTAATACGTTCTTGCATTTCCTTTATTTGTTCAAACGTTTGTTTTTGCATTATTCTGCAAAGCTTTTCATGTGATTCAATTTTTTGTAATGCTGATTTTTTTGCCATTATGTTCTTCCCGCTATTACCTTTTCTGTAGGAGATAATAATGCTTCCTCTGTACGTGTCAAGTTAGTTATTGGATTTTTTGCCGCCGTTTCTACGGTGTTTACAACAGGTTTTGATTGTTGAGTATCTAAAGGTGGCTCTTCTAACTTAGACATTTCTTTATTAACTTGTGTTGTAAAATCTTCTAAATTTAAAATGTAATCTTGATTTAAAAATTGAGCTTTAGATAATATCTTTTCCATAATTGCAAGTATTTTAGAATTGCCATCTAATGGATTTGGTAAACCTTTTTCTCTTTTTTCTTGGAATGCTTTGTCGTGAGCCCATTTCATATCAGAACTAAATGGTACAAATTTATTTTTCATCATGTCTATATATAAATTACCTTTACCTCTTTTATAAAATTGTTCATATATTTTTTTAGGATTAGCTCCTAATACTAATGCAGCGTCTACTTTTCTTCTAAGTGCACTTAATGTATCTAATCTTTTTTTATTTGCTTTCCAATATTGTTCAATTACCATATTTCTATCTGTAACAGGATCACCCGTAAACAAATTTTCTGTAATTAAAAGTCTTTGATTTCTTTCATCATCATTAAAGTCAGCAATTGCGAAGTTAATAGTTTCTACTGGGTATATTCGTACAGGTCTTGCTCCAAAAAAACCTAACAATTCTTCAGGTATGTCATATTTTTTTCCTTTAATAGTTTGATCAGTAGCTGCTGCATACAATCTTTTTAATTGAGGATAAGATAATGGCGATGCTGTGTATGCAAAGTGCATTATACCTTTGTAATATTTATCAATATCATCATCTTGTTCATTCCATACTCTGTTACCATCTCTATCCACACCGCCTCTAATAAATAAATCTGCAACAAGACCATAGTAAATAGATTCACTAAAGAATGGTTCAACTAATCTATCAAATCCTTTTAACATTCCATCCATCATTGCAGGAATTAATGGTTTAGTATCTTGTATGTCTGCTTGTGATATAACTTGTTGAACTGGATTTAAAACTGTGTCGTAAAAAAATGCTCCACTAAAATCTATGTATTTATAATTTCCTTCTTCATCTCTAATTGGAATTAATGTAGATCCTGTAGACCAAGGTGCAACTAGTTCTCTCATTGCTTGTAGTTGATCTCTTGTTATTCCATATAACCCTCTAACACCTTCAACTAATGCTGGTGGTATTGCAGCGTAAGCTATTCCTAATCCAATTAATCTTTCATAACCATTTCTTTTTAACACAGGGTCTTTAATTTCTGCTAATCCGTTTTTAACTATATGACCTGTTGTTCTCATAATTTCAGCAGGCCAAGATACGAAGTTACCTAATGGTGATCTTCTTGTAACTTTAACAAAATCTGATACGTAAGCATAATTAGGTAAAGTGTTTCTAATAGTTTGTGCAGCTTTTTTCATTAAAGTTAATTGATCAGGTATATCTGCATTTGTAAAAGGCCTTCCTGTTGCTGGGTTTTTTATTTTTTTAGCAACAGCATTGGTCCATGCTCTGTTAAGCTTGTAGCTTTCACCAAAAAAGTTAAACATTTTCCAAATGTCATCTTCAGCAATATACATATCTTGAGCCCAATCTATTGTGCCAGATAATTTTTTCATTTTACTGCCAAAAATTTTAAATGCTCTATCAAAAAAGTTACCACCTTTTTGAATGTCAGACACTAGTCCCATAACTTCTCTGTATGTAGCACTAGAGTTAACCATTCCTTCATCTAAAAAGAAACGATACATATTTTGATCCGCATCTGCATTTAAGTATTTAGGATTTTTTGTTATCCTGTACATAGTTTGAGGTTGTAAAGCTTTAAAAGCTTGAGCAATATTTTTTGCAATTTCTGTTGGCGGAATAAATATATTCCCTGTAGCTATTGTAGTAACAGCGCCTGATGTAAAATTTCTACCGTGAGTAAAAGGACCTAATACTGTTTTACCAAATTGAGTTAAACCTTTGGGTATTAAAAACATATATCTATATGCTAAACTTTTTGTAATACCACTCAATGGTAACTTGTCTCCAAATTTTAATGCTGCAGCTATAGTATCATTAGTAAACATTCCATCTAATGGACTTGTATAATATTCTTCTGCTAAGTTAGCACTTAGTTTTAAACCATTAGGTGAGGTTGTAACATTTTTTAAACCCGGTTGATTTTTAGCATTTTTAAATGCTTTAATTGCTTCTAATCTATTAGGATATACTAATGCACGTTTGCCTTGAGACAGTAATAAATCAGATGCTTCTTTCATAGCATTATAAAAATTATCTCTTGCTGCAATACCACCAAGATCTTCCATAGTATTCACAATAATTCTTTCTGCATTTTGATTAGCACCAAACAATTTTTTAAATGCATCTAAATCAGATTTAGTTTGTATTAATCCTCCTGCTTTATCTGCTTTAAATTTACCACCTCCTGTAATATTTTCTGCAATATTTTTTACATGAGTTGCTTTGTCAGCTCCAATACTTTGAACTGGATAAACAAACTCAGGTGTTTTAGTTATAGGATTTTTAGATACGTTGTCTGCTATATCTAACACTGCTTCTCTAGCATTTGCTTTACTTAAATTAACACCATTGCTTTTAGCGTAACGTACAAACGTATCTGCAACTGCATCAACTGCATCATTTGTAGGTTTAAATCCTGTAATAGGACCTACACCTTTGTCAGTTAATATTTTATACTCTGTTGATAAAAAATTTTTAAAACGATCATTCATTATTTCGTTAAACTTTTTTGGTGCAACATTTAAATTACCACCTTGTAAAATAGAATTTTTAAATGTGTTCATAGTGTTTCTGTATTTAGATAAGTTAGCGATTAATACATCTATGTCTCCTTGTTTAGCACCTAGCTTTACTAAAGATTTTGCAAATTCTTTTTCGGTTTTAAATCCAGGAAAAACTATTTTACCTTTTTTAACTACGTCATCAGTAGACTTCATAAAATTAACTAACATGTCATTTATAATATTAGGATTGTCTACAGATTGAGCCGCGTTTCGTGTAGATTGAAAAATGTTATTGTAGTCATAACTAATTCTTCTGTTTAATTCTTGAGTCATGTTTCGTGCTACAGCTTGCTTTCCTTCTAATCTTTGTACACCTTGAAAAATAGGTCTAGGTCTATCTGATCGTGCTCTAAAAGGTTTCATCATGTATTTATCTGCCCAACGTTCTACAGCTTTGTTACTAAATGCAGCATCACCACCATATTTAGATGCAAACTTACCAAATTTTCCTACGCCATAAAAGAAAGGAGCTATAGGAAAAGCCATCTCTCCACCTAACTTTAATCTATTTTGTAATTTTCTAAGAGCATCATCAGAAGATGTATCTTTTTTAACTCTATCCATTGAACTGTAATGACCAGGTTCAAACAACCAATCACCCCATGTTCCAATGTCATCAGCATCTGCAACTATACCTCCAGCCACACCACCACCTACTGCAATGCCAGTCCACTGTCTTACTTTTTTACCAAAGTTTAGTTCCTTAACTTTGTCCGCTGTTTTTTTTAAATTTTTACTATTAGATCTAATGTATCTACCGTTTTTAGCTGCATCTACCATCTTGTTTGAAATTTCTTTAGATTTTTTAAATATAGCTGTAGGGTTGTCAATAAATTTAGCTAAAGGTTTACCAGCTGCTCGCCAGTTACCATACATATTAGTTAAAAATTCTGCAATTCTACCAGCGCCTGTAGCTTTTGCTTTTTCTTCTGAATAATTTTGTAATTGACCAATAACAGTTTTATCAAACCAGGCGTCTAATTTTGCTAAGTTAGTTTGATCTACAGGTACATCATCACCAATTGCATCCATTATTTCTGCAGTAACTTGAGCCCAGCCGTATGGAATGTTTATAGTACCTGATATAATTGCGTTCGATACTGATTCTGCAAGATTAACTTCATTGTTATCTTCAGCCTGTTTAAGAATTGTTTCATCTTTTATCTTTGTATAACCTGGACTACCTTTAGGTAATTCTTCTAAGAGTTGTTTTTGTTCTTCGTCTTTTTTTGCTTCGGTAATTTTTTTAAAAGTTTTACTTGGACTTAAATCTATGCTTAAAAAATCTAATCCACCGAGAGCTTTAAATTCTGGTTCTTCTAACTGCTCTATAAAAGTTTTCTTTTTTTCGGCCATAGCCTGACTCCTTAATCTGCGAAGTCGTTTATATCAACCGCAGTAAATGTTTTTTTATCTGCTTCGAGTTTATAAAAGGCTCCGTCTGCAATGTTAAAATATATTTTATTAGGTCTGTAACCTACGTTTTCTCCAATGTTATTTAGTGTCATGTTTCCACTAGCATCTACATCTACGTATACAGAGTCAATGTAAGTTGTTTGTGAATCAAATTGTGCAGCTAAGTTTTTTGGATACATATCGTGAATAACTTTAGCTTCGTGTTCAGCTAAAGTTCTAGCTGCTAAGTTGTTTCCTTTAAAATTTTGATCTTGTAAATTTTTAGCAAATAACGTTTCTAATGTTTCATTAAATATAGCTTGATCAGTTTTTAAACTTTCTTTACTCATTAAACTTTTTCTAATTAAAACATCGTACGCTTCGTTAACATCTTTAAATGGTTGATTAGTAAAAGGATTAGTTGCACCTTTTTCTACCATGTATGTTGCTTCTTCAAATAATTTATTTTTATCGTCTTGATTTATGCCTTTCATTAAAGCAGCAACTGTTGCTCTTTGATCTCCTTGAGCTTGCATGTCAATAAGATTTTCTTTTTGTTTCTGTTCTTGAAATTTAGCAAATGGATCTTTAGCAGCGGCTGCTGTTGTTTGAAAAATGTTTCCTTGTGGAGGTGTAGATGCTAAATTTAAACCTAGACCAATCATAAAATCATTTGCTGCCGTGCTTGGTTGTCTAACAGGTGCTGGTGCTAGTAGATTTAAAAGATTTAAATCTTGTTGTACTTTACCTAATTTAGATAAATCATTTTGTTGTACTAAATTATTTTGATTAGTTGCATAACCTTGTCTTGGCGCTTGTAATCCAGACGTAATACCACCTGAAGCCATACCGCCTTTTCTAAACATCGGTCTTCTAAATATATTATTCATATTAACTCGTTCGTGTTCTGTAAGGTCCCATGATATTACCATAGATACCAGCTGCAGTTGAACCTATACCCAGAGCTGTCTGCAACGGATTTGGGTTTGGTACAACAGATGATTGATATTGTCCTGGTGCTCCAGATGCAATACTAGCTATTCCTTGACCTAGATAACCTAGTCTATCGTAAGGTTCAAATGCTTCTAGTCTTTTTGCTTCTCTTAATGCATCTGCTTCAGCTTGACCTTGTGCTTGTTGGATCGCGCCCACTTGACCCAAAGTACTAATGTCGCCTTGTTGTAATGCTGGAACTAATCCTGCTAAACCTTGTTGTTGTGTAAACGCTTGGTTTGCTAATTGATTAGCTTGTGTAAATCCTTGTTGTAATAATCCTGATTGTAGTAATGCTCTGTTTAAATCTGATTTGTTTTGATACTGTGATCTCATAACACCTTCTCTACCGCCACCTAAGTTTCCAGACTTAGCTGCCATATCAGCTATACTTTGTATACCTTGAGCTGCTTGTGTATCGTATTCAGCAAGTGTTGTATCAATTACATCTTGTTGATAAGGAGACATAAAATTTTGATAACCAGTTGGTCCTGAGTATGCTCCTGCTTGTGTAATATAAGGAGCATAGGCTCCAACACCAGATCCAGCTAATGTAGCTGCTTGTGTTTGTAGTGTATCTTGACCTGCAACTGTTGGTGCAAATCTAGATGTATCTAATGGTGACGCTGTTAACGCCGTTAATTGTGTTCCATAATCTTTTTGTAGATCTTCTACATATTGTGGTGGAAGTGCTTGTGTTTGTTGTACAGCCATTATCCTACTACCTCGCTTAATCTTTCCGATGTTGCAAACATATCTCTAGCTCCCTGCATACCTTGGGATTCTTGTGATACTTGCCCACCTTGTTCTAAATGTTTCATCATGTTTTCCATGACTTCTGCTCCTCTATCAATATCTCCGCCACCTGCGTTTCTAACAGCATCTGCAGTAAATACAAACTCATTTACACTTAATCTTGCAGGCACGTCATCTGCTTTTTCTTCTCTTCCTATTGGCACAAAGCCACCTTCAGCTCTATAATCTTTTTCTAAACCTCCAAGGTCCATGATTCCACCTTCTGCTCTACCTATTCTACCACCGTAAGCCTTTGGTTTTCCATATTGTTCATAAAAATCTACTTCTGATATTGTAGATATAGTTCCTGTTTCTGGATTCATAATTACAAAAAAAGCTTCATTTCTTCTACCGCTGTCTTCTTTAGAATAATAATTTTTAATAATTGGTTGATTACTTTTGTTAATCATGTCGTCCGTAAATAATTTTATGCCTTGACCTGCATCAATAATAATAGGTTCTTGTTTTCCTGGGTCTACCATTATATCTCCTCCGTATTCTTTCATGGGTGAAAGACCTTGTTTAAATCCTATTCTACCACCCATAGCCATGTTAGCTACATCTTTAGATGCTTGTGTTCCTAAGAAAGGATATTTAGTTCTTAACGCTGCTAGTTTTTTACCACTAGGATCTTTCATAGCTTCAATAACTTCTGTTCTAATACTTAATATACCACTTGGTATTTCATTATCTAAACCTGAACCTCTTTCTACATCTGTTAAAACATCATCTACACTTGTAGCTGCTGTGTAAGCACCGGCTGCTGCTGATAAACCAAGAATACCTAACAATGCTCTAGTATTCATACCTGATCTTTCAGTTAAATCTTTTAAATTTGTAGGTGTTGATTTTGTTATAGTTTCTTGAATTTCGCCTAAGTTTTTTAATTTTCCTGCTTCTCTTGCATTACTATCAGTTATTCTTGATCCTATAATGTCTTCAGCATTAACTGGTCCTGTTGGTTTTTTAGGAAAAAATCTTTCTGATAAATTAGTAATATTATAATCTCCACCAAATGGTTGAGTATTAAACATTGATGTTCCTTTTCCCATTTCATTAATTCCAAACTTACTAACTCCAGGAGACAATGCACCTATTCCATAAGTCATAGCTCCTGATTTAAGAGCGTCTCCAAATTTTCCTGTTCTATCAAATTTTCCTAAACCTCCAGCTAAAGCTGCAGGTAATGCAAATTGTGGTGCTACTGCTGCAACAACTGGTGCAGCAACTTCAGCAACTTTTGCTAATTCATTTGGTATTAATTTTCTTATAAAACTTCCTATACCATATTGTTTTCTTCCGTCTCTTCCCATGATCCCACCATACGCTGCTTTTGTACGCATTTGATCAGTAGCTCTTTTTAATTCATCTATACTAATTGGATCACGCTTAAATTTTTCTCTAAACGCTTCTAATAATTCTTGTAACATTTCTATCTCTATATCAGGTGTGTCTGTACCAGCCATCTTTACGTTAGGTAAAATTGGTCCTTCTGGTTTAGGACCAAAGGGATTAACTGGATCTTCTGGACTTGGGAATATAGGACCTTTAGCTTGATCACTCATAACCATTCTTCTAAATTCTTCAAAAGACATTGGTGTTGCATCTGGTCTTTGTTCTAATAAATCATAAATATATTTTTCATATTCTTCTTCTAAAAGAGCATCCACCATCATCTTTTGATTTTGTTCTGGTGATTTAGGGCCTTCATTACCTCTATATTTAATAGATGGTGCGCCTGCTTCTAATTCTTCTGAAATTGATATATCTGTTATTGCCATGGTTTTGCCACTTTACTTTGTTTTTCCTATTAAATCAAGAGGTGGCATGATAACTGTTACATCTCTTTGCACATCTTCTTCAGGAATATTAGCAGATTTTAGAGCTTCTTCTGTCTCGTATATCTCTCCTGTTTTCTTATTTTTAATAGTAGTTATTATTTTTTCTGGTGTTATTGTTGGTATATTTTCCATTACGCTGTTACCTCTTTCTTAATATTTAGATAGCTTACGCCAAATGTAAAGGCATCTGCGCTACCTGCTTTAATTGTAAGGGTTGTACCACCCTCAACTATCAACGGTTGTGTTAATAATTCTTTGCTTTCATTAGCTGTTAATGCTGCTGCCTGTATAACAACAATACCATTATTTGTAACGGTAGGTGTAGGAGTTCCTGCAGATTTAACTATAATAGATTTAATAACATATGTTTCACTTACTAAAGGATTACCAGATCCAAACGGATTTTTTTCTGTGTTATCTGTATTAGCATTTAATCCTACAAATTTATATTGGTTTACTACTGCCATTAATCTAAAAAGAAACTTCTAGCTTCTATCTCCTGTTTTAATTCTTCTTGAAACGTACTATTTAATTTTTCTAATACAGCATCTAAATCTCTTACTAAAGATTGTGCTACATCTCTTTCGTATTCGTCACTAGCTCTAGTTAATGTTTGTACTATTTTTGCCATTACATATCTCCTACATTAACAATATTATTGTATGTTTGTGATCTATCAGACATTAACTTACTAAATTCTTCAAATGATAATGGAGATCCCATAGGAGCATCTAGTAAATAATTATTATATGCTGCTTTAAGCATAGTGCTTAAGTTTGAAGGATCACCTTCTGTAAAACTTGTTAAAGATATTTTTTCATCTTCAAAATCTTCAGGCATTTGACCACCTAAAGTTAATTGATTAAATTGAGACATGTCATCATAAAATTTATTTCTAAATAATCCCTGGCCTTTTTCATACATACTACCAATAGCACCACCTACAAATGGTATACCAGTTAATAAACTTGCAAGACCACCTAATATTCTTCCACCATAGCCTGGTTTAAGATCACCAAAATTGGATTTAGTAGGATCTACATATTGGTTCGTGTAACCATATTTATTAGCACCACCAAATAAAGAACTTGCTCCAGTATATTTTTGTGTAGGACCAAATCTTGTTTCGCCTACAAAATCTTCTTTTTCTCTAGGGTCTGATAATGTTCCTCTAACAACGTCTGTAAAACCACCAGTGCCTCCTACACGAGATGGACTTGTGTTTGCAAATCCTGCGTCTGATCCTCCGCCTGAATAACCACCAGTATTTACAGATCTATCATTTGGTCCACCCATAGTGTCACCACCATGTCTAAACATTTGTCTAGCTTGTTGTAAATTTGTAATAGCCATTATCGTCTTCCTCCAGCATGTATATCTAACCTAAAAGTACCTAACTTCCAACTAGTATCTACTGCAGTATTAGATATCGTAAGAGCAATAGACCTAGCTCTTGCACGTGTGTCTACTTTTGTTGTAGCAGATGTAATTGTAAAAGGCCCTAATGATGAACTTGCTGATGCATTATTAGGATAATTTCTTAAATCTAATTGTATAATTGTATTACCTTGTTGTGCAATAAAATCAGGTACAATTCTGCTAACTCTCATAATATTTTCACCGTCTCCTCTAAGGTCAGCTAAATTAGTAGCAGCTCCTCTAATAACTTTTTGTGTTATATCATAATCTCCAGAAGTAATATTAGCTGGTATTGCAGTTGTAACTGCTCCTGATTCTACTTGATTAACTCCTGTTTCGTGTTCAAAATATATTGTAGTTCCATCAGTGTTACCTTCTACATCAAAAGAGTTATCATCACCTGCATCGTATTTAGTTCCATGTGGTAAACCAAATACCGCTGAGTCTTCCCATGTACTTCTTATAAAAAGAGTACTATCATTTGTAAACCATATTGGTCGTTTAGCTGTTGAATCTAAATAACTATAAGTAACAGCTCTGTTATTAACATTAGATGTAGACGTTGGATAAAACCAAGTTATTTCTCCAAACAAGTTATTAATGCCTGCATAAATTAATTGACTAGATGTTGTGTTAAGATCATCGTAAACATAATCTTCTACTAAACAATCCATAGATTCTAGTTTACCTGTATATCTAAAGAAACCATTTTCTGACATCCAATATGCAGCACCATCAACTTCTACAGCTGCGTTCATTCCTATCAATCCACAGTTAGTTCCTACTTGTTCAAAAGCAAATGTAAAAGGCTGACAAACAAAACGCATAGTAAATAAAGATGTGTCAGACCAAATGTATATAGCATTTCTACCAAGTTTAGCTCCCATGATCCGTGATCCGGCGGCCAGTCTTTGTGTACCAGCAGTATTAGTTGCTGTTGGTATATATGTATTAATATCTTCTTGGTCCGAGAATCTTATAAACATATCATCTTGTGTAGCTTTATTACCAATTGTTGTTTCTGTTCCAAAAAATACTAAGTGACGATCGGGAGTAGATACTAACATATCTCTAGATGCTGTTGGTGCACCTGTTATAATTTGAGCTCTTTGTGAAGTAGCATTAGATGCATCACCGTCCCATGAAAAACATTCTCCGTTATGTATTAAAGCAATAAGAGTTGTACCTAAATTATCTAACGACCATAAACCAGGATCTGTAACTGAATCAGTATTTGCTGCCGGTGAGCCCCAACCAGTCCATGCCGTCGTATTAGTAACTGTAGCACCATTTAAGTGAGTAGTAGCTGTTGTACCTCTTGCTCCTCTTCCAATACCGGTTAATTTAGTACCGGTAATTCCTGTGTAAGATATTTCTTCACTGCCTATTTGTACATGGTTAGTACCTGATGTAGGAAAACCAGTCACTGATGTTAGTGTAATTTCTGTAGAAGAACTATTATTTCCTCCAGTGGTTCCTGTTATAGCTCCATCTAAGGTACTGGTTGCAGTTCCTAAAACACTACCACCCCATAAAGCAATACCCCAACCATAAGCTCCAACTTGTTCTGCTGGTCCTACATGATAGTATTGATAAAAAGTAATTCCTCCAGAAAGAGTTGCACCACTGTCTGTTTCGTTTGATGGCATTGTAATTGTTATTTCTGTAGCAGAAACAACACTAGTCACCATAAATTTTTTATCTGCAAAATCAGATGCACCAAAATTAGAATTAGTTATAGTTGAAAAAGAAGCCTCATTACCAAATAAAATTATATCTCCTACTTGAAAAGTATGAGTTCCTGAAAATGTAATAGAAACAGTTGGTGATCCATTAGTGGTACTAAAACAATTTGTGATAGCCGTACCAGATGGATTTACTAAAGGATGAATGTCATAAAATACACCACCTGAATATACATATAAAATTCTGTTAGTTCCTATCGCTGCAAATTTTGTAGAGGCTGAGTTAACAAAATGATGTAGACCTCTTGCTGAACCTGTTAGTTTGTTGACACCTAGCTGATTCCAACCACCTATTTTTTCAGGTGTACCATATCTAAAACGCACATTCTGACCACCAGTCCATTGAGACTCAGCACCAGTAGATGTGACTTGTTTATTGAATCCAGGTAAAAAACCTAATTTTTGTAACATATGACTCCATTATAATACTATTTAGAAAAGCCTGGTAGACCTAACATAGGTCTTCCATCAAATCTATTTTTATCAGCAAATGGGCCATTTACATGATTATAATGTAAGAATACTTGACCGCAAATGTCGCCCTCAAATGGCTCTCGCCAATGTTCGAACTCACAGCCACTATATACTAGCATATCTCCTACTTCAAGCAATACCTTTTCACCCTTTGGAGGATTAGGTTTTACTATATTATTTTCTACATCTATAACAGTGTCAGCACCCGTGCCATCAATGTATAGAGGCCAAGGATCACCACCTAAATTTAAAGTTGTAGATATTTCACAACTAGGTCTATCTTTGTGTCTTACTAAAACATCACCTTTTTTATAAGCTCTTGCGTATGAATACGTAGGTAATAAATCTAAATTTGTTTCTTGTTTCATTATAGGTAACATTTTAACTAATAGTGTTTCCATAACAGGATCAGCATAATGTGAATAAGTATCAGCACATTGACTATCTCCTCTGACTCCATATAAGCCAGTTTCAGCTATAATGTTATTATCGTACATGTATAAAGCAGCGTCTCTTTTTAAGAGAAAATAATTAAATATAAAATTAGCTAATTCATACGATAAAGCTTTTCTAATTATGTGATATTTAAACACGGAAACCCTCCTGTACAAAGTTAAATGAGATTGATATTCTTGTGTCTTTAGAAGTATTAGGTTGAACTTCATGCCATAACCAAGCAGGAAACATTATTATTCTACCAACTAAAGGTAACAAATGGCACTCGTTCCATAGATGTCTAGGTAGTTGTGTTTGTTTTTTGGCAGGCATAATCATTTGTACTCCTGGTCTTGGATCACTGCAAACTAAATTTCCAGATTTTTCATTTCCTTTTACATAATACACACCAGACCATAAAGCATTGGGATGTATATGAGGTTTGTTATAACCACCGGTAGGATTTAAGTTAGCCCAAATATTACCTATTACAGGTTTTCTTTCTAAAAATTCTTCTTGATAAATTTCTTCTTGCATATTGTAAAGTTCTTTAACTAATGGAGTAAATTCTGTTTGTGTGTCTTTTATATTATCAGAATGCCAACCATTTTTATTTGTTTTATTTACACCTTTATCTCTCTTACTCCAATTTATAATATAATTTGCTAGTAGATCATTATCTATTTTTATGTCTTTAGCATAAATAGTTGTTGGAAAAAATTGTTCTTTAATCATCTAAATGGTGTACCTCCAAACCAAACTACTAAAGATTTTCTAATTCCTTTAGTTACTGGTTTAACTCTGTGACGTAAAAAAGAAGCAAAGCAAATAGCATTTCCTTGAGTTATTGGTGCAGTCTTACCTTCATCTAATATTTCTAAATCACCTCCTTCAAATTCACTTTCATGATTTAATAAAAGAGTCATAGATATTTTTCTAACAGGTGGTTGATGATGACCAACAATATCTGTATCCATGTGCCATCCATAAAAACCACCAGTAGGATATTCTGTGTATTGTGCAGACTCTGTAATTCTAATATCGTCAAAACCAAAATGATTACGATTAGCTTTACCTATAAAAGTATCTAATGTGTCATATAAGTGTGGAAGTTTTTTAGGTGGTATCCAAGATATGGTAGTAACTCTTTTTTCAGTGTCATAATTTTTTTCTGCATTACCCATACCAACTAATGCTTTTTCAGGTTTTAAACTTCTTCCTGCATCCATTACTATTTTACATTGTTCTGGTGTAAGTATTGGATCAGTTGTTTTAATTACCCAAGTTTTCCATATAGGTTCTGTTATAACTTTGTTTTCGTACATTATATTACTCCTCTACTTTTTACACTATTATAAGCCACATCACAGTTAGCAGCTAAAGTTCGTCTAGTGTCTGGTCCAGTAAAAGGATAAACACAATGTCTCATATCATATGGAAAAATAAAAAAATCTCTTTCTCTAAGAACAGGTTCATAATCTATATGTGCAAACTGACCACTGGCTGATCCTAATATTTGTAGTTTACCATTTTGAGGATTGTTAGGTGCTGATATTTCTTTACCAAAATCTTTAGGTAATTTTAAAATCATAACTGAAGATAAACCTGTTGCTATATCACCTGTGTGTATATGTACAGGATTGTATTCATGTTCTTTCATTTCATTAACCCAAATTGATCTTAGTTCTAAGTTAGCTTCTTTGATTGCACTAAGCTCTATGTATTTTTCCATAGCGGATTTAAACCAAACTAATACATCTCTAGGTAAAAAGTTATGTCTTTTCATGTATGTTTCATTTCTACCAGAATAAAATAGACTATTTTCTTTTTCAATTTTGCCAACTAATTGTTCGCTAGCACTAGGTAATTGATTAAATTTTTGTTCATATATATGATTAATTACTTTAAATACATCTACAGGAACTTGTAGTTTTATTACAATCTGTCCTAAATATATAAAATTATGTTTCATCTATATTTATTTCTTTATAAGTTTTTGCTGCATCTACTATAGTTTTATTATCTTCATCTTTCAATACTTGTATTGGTATCTCTTCAAGACCTAATTCTTCTGCAGCCAAATATCTATTGTTACCATATACAACTTTATATTTATCATTATCCTCTACTACTAACAAAGGGTTTATTATATAGCCTGTCTTTTCTATATGTTTCTTTATTTTTTTATAAAGATCAGACTTCCTTTGATGCTTTGGGTTGTGCTCCAAGCTTCGATTCCGAAGATATAGCTTCTCTCTTTTGACTTTCAAGTTGTGCATTTTCTTTTTTAATACGTTCAATTGTTTTAAGTTGACCTATTACATTAAATACTTCAGGCTGACTTGATTGTGGACTTAGAGTATCTTTTCTATTTTCCATAACTTTGTGATAAGCATCTAATTGATGTGTATTAACATTTTTTTTGTCAAAACTACCATCATCATTTTCTACTTTTAATTTAGACCAAAGTTTAATTTCTCTCATTCTATCTCTAGCTACAAGTTCCATGTTAGCTCTAGAAAAATTTAATTCATCTAAATCAATTTTATATTTTTCTAAAGAATATTGTTTTTTAGAAAACCATTCATCAGTTGATGAATCAATACCACCTAGTTCAGCATCTTCTAATTCTTTTGACAAAAATTTAATTTTATCTTTTGTAAAACTAATTTTTGATTCGTTTCTTCTGTACTCAAAAGATAGTCTCATTATTTGTTCTAAATAAACATTTTGTTCTCTTACACATTGCCAATATTTAGAAGCTTTTGTTGGGTATCTTAAATCATTTAAAACAGAAAATCTCATTTCAGTTTCTGTTCTAAAAATTTGTTTTTTATTCCAAGTGTCTTTTAACTCAACTGTTAATTCTTTAAAGTCTTTAACGTCTTGGGGATCTAACATGTTGTGAAGATTGTTAGATTCGTTGTCTACTGCTTTTTGTATATCTCTTTTTACTGTCATAATATATTACCTTTCAAATAGTAATATATACACTCTTATAATAAAGTCAATGATTAAGCTGGAGCAAGAGTAACTGTGTCAGCTCCAAAATTGTATATTTGTGTTCCAGTCCAACCTTCGTCACCCGGTGAAGTAAATGCGGGCGCTGTTCCACCTGCATACCATGCAGCAGTATTTGATGGTCCACTTCCATTTGACCCACCTTGAGTTTGAGCTGTGTTTAAAGGATTACCTGCAGTCCATGATGTACCATCCCATATTTCAGTAGTTGTATCTGGAGATCCACCATAGTTTAATATTGCAGATGTGCTTGTACAAGCAATTCCTGAATTTTGTCTAGAAGCTACAGTTGTTGGATTTTTTGCAGTCCAAGAGCTACCATCCCATAAAGAACAAGTAGTGTAAGAAGTGTATCCACCACTGTATGACATACCACCCCAAGCTAAAACATCACTATTACTTTTTCCAGCAGCTGAAATCCATAAACGTTCAACATTAGGGTTTGAAGTTCCTGTAGTCCAAGAGCTACCATTCCAAGATTCTACTTCTGTTGTAATATTAATACTTTGTTGTCCAGCTATTGCTAAAGCTGATGTAGAGGTTCCACCTCCACCAATATTGTCTCTACTACTATTTAAACTAGGGGTTGATGTCCAGTTAGTACCATCCCATTTTTCAGAAGCACCAGTGTAGGGATCTAAGTAACCACCAAATATTAATGCAGCTGTACCAGAAATTCCTGCGCTTCCTAAACCTCTTCTTGTAGTATTAACATTATTTGCAGTACTCCAAGCTGAACCATTAAAAGTTTCTGTAGCATTTTGATTAGCTTGACCTCCTGGAGTTAAAGTTATACCTGCAGCTACTACTCCATCATTAGAGCTTGACCCTGCTGAACCAACAGATTTTCTTCCGTTGTTCATAGTAGCGCTTGATGTTGTCCAAACACCATTGTAATAAACATTTCCTTTAAATTGAGCAGTAGTTGAGTTGTACCACAACTGACCTGCAACACTTACAGATGGATTACCTGCAATTGTTTGAATTTTTATTCCTCCAATTTCTTTATAATCTGCCATATTATGTTGTTCCTAACGTTACTGTTGATGGACCAAAATTATATATTTGTGTTCCAGTCCAACCTTCGTCTCCTGGTGAAGTAAATGCAGGAGCTGTTCCACCAGCATACCATGCTCCAGTTGTAGAAGGTCCACTTCCATTTGAACCACCTTGAGTTTGATTTGTATTTAATGCATTTCCAGCTGTCCATGAAGTACCATCCCATATTTCAGTAGCTGTGTCTGGTGATCCTCCATAAGATATTCCTGAACTTGTACTGTCACAAGAATTTCCTGAATTTGCTCTTCCAGGGTTTACTGTAGGATTTTTTGTAGTCCAAGAACTACCATCCCATAAATAACATGTTGTATAATAAGTATATCCTCCACTGTATATTGCACCACCAAACGCTAAAGCGTCTGTGTTACTTTTTCCAAAAGCATTAACCCATAATTTCTCTACTCCAGGAGTAGAAGTTCCTGTAGTCCAAGAACTACCATTCCAAGATTCTACTTCAGATGTAATGGCAATACCTTGTTGACCAGCTATTGCTAAAGCTGATGTTGAAGATCCAGTACCACCACCAGGAATGTTTCTAGAACTATTTAAACCTGGTGTTGCTGTCCAGTTCGTACCATCCCACTTTTCTGAGTTTGATGTATAAGGATCTAAATAACCTCCGAATATTAATGCCGCTGTTCCAGAGACTCCAGCACTACCCATTGATCGTCTAGTTGAGTTAATATTGTTTGCTGTAGTCCAAGCAGAACCATTAAAAGTTTCTGTTGAGTTTTGATTAGATTGACCTCCTGGAGTTAAAGTTATACCTCCGGCTATTTGTCCATCATTAGTTGATGATCCTGATGAACCAGCATTTTTTCTACCATTGTTCATCGTTGCGCTTGATGTTGACCAAACGCCATTGTAATAAAGTTCTCCCTTCGCTACTTTTGAGACAGAATTATACCACAACTGACCCGTTTGTTTATTTGACGGATCTGCTCCAAGGTAATTAACTTTTCCTCCGTATATATCTCTATATGTTGCCACTTATTTTTACTCCTCCAATGTTATAGCAGCTGGTCGTTCTCTATACAAGTCAGACGTTTCATCTTTTCTAGGGTCATCGTCTGGTATAGCATCCCATTCAGCTTGTGCATCGGCTACGTGCGCATCCACAAGAGCTTGGGCTTCAGCTAAAGTTTTTCTAACTCCAGCTACTCCAGCAATCCATCTATTAGCTCTTTGTGAGTTTGCATTTACTCTCCACAATCCAGCTGGAAAAGATAAAAGGTCAAGATGTGCCGAATCTTCATTCGTTATAAAACCCTTTCCCCAGTTAGTTGCGACGCAGTATTGATAATTTGCCATAGTTTGCTCCTCCTTAAGTCGTTGATAAAGTTTTTGTTTCTACTCCGTAAAGAAATTCTTCCGTAGCATCTGATTCATTACCAGGTAATGGTGTACTACCATATCCACCAAATGCAAGTGCGGCAGCTTGTGTTCCAGCTCCACCTAAAGCTTTTCTTGCTGTAGACATGTTAGTACTATTTGACCATGATGTACCATCATAAAGTTCTGTTTCATTTCCTAAACCAGGAATGCTAGGTCCACCAGCAAAAGCAACTGAAGCTGATTGTGTAGCATTTGTACCACTACCTATTTGATCTCTAGCTGTGTTTAAAGAATTAGAAGCTGTCCAAGATGTACCATCATATTCTTCAGTCACACCTGTAATAGATGGATTTTGTCCACCAAAATTTAAAGCAGCATTTAGTAGTCCTGATCCACCAGCAGTTTGTGTAGCAGCAGATAAATTTCCACCTGATGTCCAAGCAGAACCATTGTATTCAAGAGTTTCTTGAAGATTAGATCCATCATTACCACCAACACTTAATCCAGCAGTTTGTATTCCCATACCAGTTGTCATAGCTTTTCTTGCTGAAGGTAATGTTGCTGGAACTGTAGTCCAACTTGATCCATCGTAATGTTGTGTAGTATTATAAAGAGGAGGTGGTCCAGCAGAGTTTCCTCCACCAAAACAAACCGCAGCAGTTTCTATTCCAAGAACTCCAGGATTTTCAACAACTGCAGCTACGTTTCCTCCTGATGTCCAAGATGTACCATCGTATTCAAAAGTTGTGTTTGTAGAATAAGGAGGTCCTGAAGGTGTATTACCACCAACAGTTATTGCTGCCGTTTGCAATCCGCATCCTTTATTTGCTTTTCTTGCTGATGGCATTGTTCCACCAGTTGACCATGTACCAGAATTAAATGCTTGTATTTTAAAAGCAGCAATAGAATTATCATACCAAATTTGACCTTCGATAGTTCCTGTGCTTGATGATTGGCCTTTAACAGCCGCTCCGTAAATTCCTCTATATTCAGACATTAGTTAGTCTGCAACAACCATCCTTGAGTAGCATCTACATAGACCAGTGTGTTCGCCGCTCTTTCTGTAGACACAGTCAAATCTGCTGTTGCCCCCTGTATTTTATGGCCATTTCTTGCAATGGTTAGATTATTAGTATCGAACGTGCCAGCATAGTCAACAAATGAAATGAAGTCACCAATTGAAGCTGATCCTGGAAGTGTTAAAGTAATTGCATTTGATGTAGTGTTAAGAAAATAACCTTCTCCTGCAGTTGCTGCTTTACTAGCTGATGTAACAACAGCTTGCCAGTCAGCACCTCCTGAAATAGTTGAAAAAGATAAATTACCAGAACCGTCAGTAATTAATGCTTGATCCGCATCTCCGTCATTTGTTGGTAATGTTAAAGTTACGTTTGAAGCTACAGTTGTTGGTGCTTGTAAAGCTACGTATTGTCCACCAGCTGCATCTTGTAATCTTAAATCTCCTTGAGCAGCGATAGATAAATTACTACCATCCCAAGTTAAGTTAGCAGAACCACCAAAGGCTCCTGAATTATTGAATTGAACTTGTGTGTTTGATCCACCTGGAGATGTTGCTGCACCAAAACCAACATCATAAACTCCTGTGTTAGTTGTTACACCATCAAAATAAACTAGTTTCCAACCTTTATCGTCAGTAGCCCAAGTAACTGTTGCACCTGAACCTGAAGCTGCTTTTAGTTGTACTGTATAAGCACCTGATGTGCTGTTTTTTATTAAATAAAAATTTTCTGTAAGAACTGGAAAAGTTACAACTTTGTTACCAGTAATTGCCTCAGGAGATTCTGCACCAAAAATAATAACTCTAGTTGCAACTGTAGCACCTGTAGAACCATCTGCTTTAGCTAAAGTTGTAGTACTTGCTCCTGAACCACTTGGTGAGCCAGAATTTAAAGTTTGTACTTTATACCCACCAGATACTTGTTCAAATATTTGTAAATTTGTATTTGTTTTTGTTCCCCATGTACCAGCGTTTTCACCGGTTACCATTAACTCTACGCCGAGAGGTGTGTAAGTTGAAGTCATTGTTTAATTCTCCTAATTGTTGTTATTTATACTTGTTATATAGTTTTAAGTCAAACATAATTATACCGGATTTATTTTAGTATATCCTGTGCTAGTTTTAGGCACTATTCTTGCGTATGTGCCTGGGAATGAAATTCCTGCAGTACCTAAAGTAACTGTAGCAGATAAGCCAAGACCCACTAAAGATGCGTTTGTTTGTTGTACTGTTGTTACGGTTCCTAAAGCTGAAGTTAATGATTGACCTGAAAGAGTAGCTACTGTTACTGGTAAAGCTTCTACAGTTCCTAAACTTGCAGTTAAGCCTGTTGGAGTAGGTAAAATATGTACTGGATCAGAGGTAATAGCAACAGTTCCTAAATTAGCTGAAAGTGAGAATCCAGTTAAACCTACTGCATCCTGTGTTATTGCTGTTCCTAATGTTGATGTCAAAGAGAATGCTGACAATCCTACAGAATGATCTCCTGGAACTAATAAACCTTCGGTAGATATTAAACCTAAACCTGTTAAAGTAATTGTAGCATCAGTAGAAACATCTGCAAAAGAATTTACAGTTGATGTTAAAGAGAATCCTGATAAGCCAACAACATCTTCAGCTACAACAGTTCCAAGAGAACTAGTAAGTGAAAATCCAGTTAAACTAAATTGAGCTGCTTCTACAGAACCCCAACCATTTTGACCCCAATTTAATGTACCCCAACCTGGTTTTACTGCAGGAGTTAAACTTCCAACAGAAGCTGTTAAAGTTGGTAATGCTGTTAAAGCTAATTTAGTTTCTGCACCACCCCAACCTTCAAATCCCCAAGTATCTGCACCCCAACCTGTTTCATTAAATGCAGAAGGAGTTCCTAAAGTTGTTGTTGCTGATTGACCTGTAAGAGTAATTACTACATCATCTTGACTGCCCCAAGTATTGTGGCCATAATTTAACATACCCCAAGTATCTGAATCTACAGTATTTGCTTGACCACCCATTCCTGAGTGAAGTGCACAATAATAATAAAGTTGTGGTGCACTGTCTGCTACAACTATTGTAGTTTGAGTTGAACTATTGTGAGTTACGCCAGTAGTATATTCAGTTCCTCCGCTATGTGTACCATCTGAAGTAGTTGAAAATTTAAAAGGGTGAGCTGAAGGATAATTAAATACGTAAGTATAACCTTCTGCAAGATTTACAGTGTCTTGTAAAACACCATCTATATAATATTTATTACCAGAGCCAGGGTTGGCTACCGTTACTGTAAATGTTCGGATTGCCGACATAAGGACTTACTCCCTATGCTATCTGAATGATTGCGTTGCCTGCTGTTTGAGCTGGAAATTGTATAGTAAAAGTTCCACTTGTTACAGTTTTGTTTGAACCAAAGTTAATAGCACATACTGCTCTGTTAGCAGTAAAACCTGTAATCGAAGTTGAGTTATATATTAAACATCCTCTTGCTGTAAAAGAAGCTGATGATCCCCAACTTGTGTCATTAAATTTTACACATGCTGTATCTCCAGATAAAACTGGATCAGCACTGGCTACTAAAGTATTTCCACCTGTAGAATATCCAGTTGAAGTTGAACTAACTTCATAAGTGCTAGTTGGATTTGCTGTACCATCTGCTGGTGCAGTGTAAGCTGTAGTTGATTTACTTAATGTTGCTGCATCTGTGTATAAAGATATTTTAAAAGTATTACCTGTTGGAGCTCCACTTGAGTCGTTAAAGTTATGTCCGCCTTGTAATATCTCTGTTTTAAAGCTGTTACATATTGCCGATGTTATTGCCATAATTTTTTTCTCCTATTACTGAGGCGCTGACTCGATTGGTAGTCTTATTGTTCCATCCGTGTAGTCGTCTCTTCTTCTTCTTCCAATCTGCATCGCTGCAAACTTTTGTAGTTCGTTTTTATATCGATTTTCATATAGTGTCAACAAATCATTTGGACCTTTTAAAAACATAAAAGCTTCTACTAAACAAGCATATAATAACCCTTGAGGGAAGTAATTACTAATGTACGTTCCAGCAGTATTAGTTTCTAAACCAGTTGGTACAGCATTATAATGAATAATATATTGATAGTTTTGATCTGGTGTAGGACCTATATATATCGCTCCTGATGTAGCTGTGCTAGTTCCAGTAGTAGCACCACCAAACATAGCATAATATTTAGGTAATCCTTTTACATCTTGACCTGTTTGTCCTCCTTCAGGTCCTGTTGCTTCACCTATATATTCAGATATAAAAGTTTGGTCTCGTCTTTCTAACCAAACTCCTTGTTCTGTAACAGCTGTTGTTGAATTAAAAACTTGTATACCTCTTACAAATAAAGTTCCTTTAGGCATTGTAATAGTATTAAAATTTGCTGCAAATTGTGCTTGTGCTTGAATTCTGTCAGAATCCATAGGACAATCTAAATTAATTCTATGCTCTGCATTTTCTAAAAATCTATTTATAACAGCAGCAGTAAATACGTTAGAATCTACTTCCGTATAATTTCTAATATCATCTGTTAAACTTGAGTATGTATATCCAGCCATAACTAACCTCTATCATTAACGGGTCCAATTGTACACTGAAAACCGCCTCCTGTTGCCGTGCTTCCAGCATTAGATACTAAAGGCACTGTTATAGAATTATATAATGTTCTTGTAGCTGGTTGAGCTCCTGTTTGTTCTGTTGTTCCAATTGCTGTAGCTAAATAAGAACCAAATACTTTTGCTGAATTATCATGAGATTTAGCTGATGTGTTAGCTAATGTTATTCCTCTAAAAGGAGCTGCTGTTCCACGTGTACAATTTTGTAATTGATTTCCTACTTTGTTTGCATATTGAATTGTTTCATTTTCATACGCTCCACTTGTAGCATTTATTTTTTCAATAACAATGTACCCTGCCGATGGAAATTCAGAAGCATCATTTAAATCTATATTAGTAACAGTATCATTAATTGCACCATTTAATGTTGTAGATAGTTCTAAAGTAGAAATAGCAACACCACCTACTGTAGATTTAACTGCTTGAAATCTAACATAAGTTGTTCCTTCATTTATTTGATTTGATGGATACGAAACACTTAGTGTTGGAGAACCACCTGTTGTTGTAAATGGATTGTTAGGTAAAATATCTTGTACAGGAAACTCTACTCTTGCAGGTCTTGCATGTTGTAAACCTTGTGGATCTGCTCCTATTGGATGTGGTTGTAATTGTGGTTGTTTAGGTTCAAATTCAGATTTATGGACCCACGCACCAGTCCATTCTTGCACCATTTCTCTGTACGGAAATGCTGCGCCTGATCTATCAGATATTGCTAATGCTCTACTACCTTTTGCGAATCTAGCCATTATATATTTGGATAGTA